GTCACTTGGGAGACGATTGTCAACGACGACCTCGATGCGATCTCGCGGACGCCTGCAATGCATGGCAACGCTGCTCGTCGGGTTCAGAACAAGGAAGTCTATTCGGTGCTGAATGCTAACGCCGCAATGGGCGACGGAACGGCGCTCTTCCACGCGGATCACGGAAACCTCGACGGCTCTGGCGCAGTCATCTCCGTGGCCGAGTTGAATGCAGGCTATGCTGCGATGCGAACGCAGACCGGCGTGAACGCGAACGTGCAGATCGACGTCACTCCGCGCTTCTTGCTGTGCCCTGTCGCGATCGAAGCTACGGCGCTGCAGATCGTTGCATCGACTGCTGATCCTTCCGTGGGCGGCTCGGCTGCTGGCAATGCGAACACGGCGAACATCTACGGTCCTGGCGGGCGTCGTCAGTTGACTGTGGTTGCTGACCCCGTGCTCGATGCCTCTTCCGCTACCGCGTGGTACCTCGCGTCGGATGCAAACCAAGTGGATACGGTCGAACTGGCGTTCCTCGCTGGCGAAGAAACTCCGGTGCTGGAATCTGAGTTCGACTTCTCGCGCGACGTGTGGACCTACAAGATCCGCCAGAGCTTCGGGACAAAGGCTATCGACTGGCGTGGCGTGTGGAAGAATCCGGGCGCGTAATTCTTCACGACTCGTGGTTGATTCGGGGTGGCCCCGCCCGCATACGGGGCATCTTCAACTCACTCAAATTTGCGAGAATCATCAATGGATAATCAAAGCATGGTCTGCTTCCAAGAGAACTTCTTGGGCGGAACCCTCCCGGCGACTCAGGAAGCCGGTTCGCCGTGGGACATCACGGACACTTCCTCGGCGGGCGCGCCGACCTATGTGATCGGCACCGACGGCGCAGTGCTGACCCTTGCATCGAATACCGAAATCGAGAACGTCTGCCTGGCGTGGGGCGACCAACTGACCTTGGACATCGACGATCTCGATCACATCGAGTTCCTCGTCAAGACCTCGGCCACGTTGGACACCGCGACGACGATCGTTTGCGGACTCGCCTCGGCTCGGAACGATGACCCGGATGCGATTACTGCGAGCGCGTTCGTTAAGCTCGACGGTAGCAATGTGATCGTTGCGGAGAGCGATGACGGCACGAACGACAACGACGATGTTGCAACGGGGCAGTCGCTCGTTGCCGCATTCCGAAGGGTCGTGATCAGCTTTGCCGCTGGCAAGTCTGACGTGCGATTCTTCATCGATGGAAAGCGTGTTGCGGCCAGCACGACGTTCGATATGTCGAACTACGCTGCCGGGTTGCAGCCGTACTTCCAGATCCAAAAGACCTCGGACTCGAATACCGATTCGCTGACGATCGGATACGTCCGGGTCGAGAAGCGACAGCGAGCAGCGGCCGCAGGTTGATATGACCGCTCGCGATAACATTGCCGCAGACGCACTTGCTGTCTGCACAGATACCGACGGCTTCGCTGAGGCGCTCACCTACTACCCGCACCAAGGGTTCGGGGAAGCGGCACCAGCGAGCCGTTCGATATCGGGCATCGTTGTCCGGCGGCAGATCAACACCTACGAGGATGATGTTGCCACTCAGTTGAAGGAGTTCGAGGTGTACGTCGCAAACGATGCCACCTCTGGGATCTCAAGCACTGAGCTGGATTTGGGAGGGGATCGCATTGGCATCCCTGACCGTGACGGGAAGTCGGAAGTGATCCGAACGATTCTCGAACTTACGGATCAAGATCATGGGGGCCTGGTGCTGCTATGTCGATAGCGAATGTCATGCCGGTATGCGAACAGATCGCTCTCCAAATGGAGAAGCGACTGTTGCGTATGACGACCGGCTTGTATCCGACAAGCCCGGTGACGGAAGTCATTCGAGCGAAGCGGAACGCAGACTACTCGCCGCACAACTACCAGATCGTCTTGACAGTGGGAGAGCCAGAAGAGGACCCGGAAGAGTCGCACCCAGGGAACCCGCCTGCGATCGGCTACAAGATGGAGTTCCTGATCAAAGGTCATTTGCTTCCGAGCGAAAGTGATTCGCAGCCTATCGATCAGCTCTGTGCGATCTTCGATGCAGACATTCGAAGAGCCGTCACGGCAGGCGGCGTCGAGTGGTATCGCTTCGGGGACTGGGCAGTCAATGCCAGGGTCGGAGCAACGACCAACTTCGACCGGGACGGAGGGATAGGCGGCGTGACGGTGCCGGTGATTGTGACCTACAGGATCTCAGAGAACGACCCATACGAGAGCCGCGCATGATCGACATCGACCTACCGCAAGCGGAAGTCCAAGCACTGAAGCGATCAATCGAAACACTCAAACGCAAGCTCCCGAACGAGCTTGCGATTGCTGTTAATGAGACGACTCACAAGACACGGCGCGCAGTGCAAGACTCGATCAAGAATAAGGTGGCGATCAAGGCAGGGACGATAGCCAAGAGTATCCGGAAGGGAAGTCGCGCCAGCAAGATGCGGCTTCGCAGTGCGGTGATCGTCGGCGCAACGGCCAGGCTTCCGTTGAAGGAGTTCGGTCCGAACCAGACAGCAGCGGGAGTCACATACAAGATCGAGAAGCGAGGAGCACGCAAGCTCGTCACTGATTCGTTCATGGGTCCGACACCTCGCAAACGAAACCCGAAGCTCGGAGGGCACGCATTCAAACGCCGAGGCGCAACCCGCTACCCGATAGACAAGCTTCACGGGATCTCCCCGTGGGGCACCTACGTCCAAAGCGGAATGGATACCCCGACCCGCGCTGAAGCTACGGACCTATTGCGTGCTCGCATCATGGAGCGAGTGCGAGTCAATCTCCTTCGTGCAGACGGAACCATTAAACGATGAACATTCAAGAAGCAATCGCTCGCATCACTTCCGAGAACGGTTACGCCTTTCGCCCGTCATGCGTCTGCAAGCCAAATGACAAGAGAGCGAAGTCGCAACGCTCGGTAACGATCCTCGATAACGATACGGTAGAGATCAACGCAAGCGGTCGATGCCTCCGAGAACTGAAACGCGCCATCAAAGAGCAAGCCCCCGGAGTGCGGTTCGCTGACGAAGCGAAGCCTGAGGGCAAGAAGTCCAAAACCAAATCCGAGGAGTCTGACCAATGACGCTGGTAAAACGAACCCGAACTATTGCTGCAAAGGTTGAAGGAACGCCCGGCACCCTTGAGTCGCTCACTGCGTCCGAGGGTTCGTTCAACGCTTACGACATCGACTTGCAGGGAGACATCCCGGTAGAGATGAGAGAGGGTCAAGGGTCGATGGACTACCTTCAAGGCGTTGCCGGCCCACGCAAGGGGAAGATGTCGTTCAAGGTCGATCTCGGCTGGGACGGTACGACAACGATGCCGACCTGGGCGAGCGTTTTGCTCCCGGCTTGCGGTATCGTGGAGTCGAGCCAGGTGTACACGCCGCGATCGGAACCTCCTGGGACGAACGTCAAGACATTGACGCTCGCACTCTACCAGGGTCCCGGACGCAGGAAGCTTCTGGCGGGCGCAGTGGGCAACGTTGTGTTCGAGTTCCCGACTGGCAGGATGGCCACTGCGAAGTTCGACTTCGAAGGAGTCTGGCAGCCGCCCACTGACACGGCGATCATTGCCCCGACATACCCGACTGCGAAGCCGCTGCGGTTTGGCAATGCGACGCTGACCTACGCAGGAAACAATCTCAAGACCGAGATGCTCTCCTTCGACGTCGGCAACGTATTGAAGCTCCTCGAAGATCCGTCCACTGCGGCCGGCTTTTGTTATGGTCTTGTAACGAATCGAATGTCGAAGGTTACAGCGAATCCATTTTCTGAACTCATTGCAGGCCGCGACGATTACGGGGACTGGATCGCAGACACGGAAGCAGCGCTCGCGATCACGATCCCCGGACCCGCTGGCGGCACCTCGGACGCGGATATAACATTCTCGTTGCCCAAGTCGCAGGTAATGAACGTGCAAGAGTCGGATCGAGATGGTGTGATGGTCGAGGACATCGAGTACCACGCCAACAAGAACGGCGCGAACTTGGATCAGAACTTTTCAATCACCTTTACGGAGGCAGTCGCATAACCATGTCGGAAACTGAAACGCTCATCGAGCCCGGACAGACGTTTCTAGTTGATTACGGACGAGAAGGTATCATTGCTGTGCAAGCACTTGATGCGTGCGGTCAAGCGGATCTTGCGGATATCGTTATCGAGTTGATCAAGGTCGAGAACAAACCTGAGAAGGACCCGATCGAACAACTCTCGATCTTCCGCAGGGCGCTTGATGCCCTCGCTCTTTGTGTCGCGGACTTCGAGGCAGCCAAGGCAAGCGGGGAGCTGAAGAAGATTGACGCCGAGGCGGCAGTCCAGATCGCGATGAAGTGCTTGGCAAAACAACGACTATCGGAGGACGAACAAAAAAAGTCCGAATAGCCGCACTGATCCGATGCGGCAAGCTGTGCGAGTCATGCGGAGCACGATGCAGCACGGTCATGGATGGAGAACAGATTTGGATTGAGTGTCCCTCGTGTCAAGGCACCGGGGACGGACCGCTACCGGGAAGTCGCTGCGACAAATGTGAAGATGGATTCTTCATGGTGGACGTTTGCCCGAAGCAATTTATTGGCTACAGGCTCTCGCGTGCGATCAGCCTTGCAGCCATGAGCGGAAACGGCGACTGGCCGATCGAGGGCGGGATGCTCCGGCAGTCGTCTTGGTTTATGGATCTGAAGCAGACACTCGACGCAGAGCACGCGAAGATCGAGAACGAGGACCTTAAGCGAGCGAGGAAGCGCAGTGGCTAAAGACGTAACTATCACGATCGGAGCGAAGGACTCAGCGTCGGCTGTGCTCACGCGGTTGACTGGTAACGTCTCGCGGTTCGCCTCGAAAGCTGGCGCATCGTTTCAGAGAGTCGGCGCGGGAATGAGCCAGGTCGGGCGCTCCTTCGCTAAGTTCGGCTTGGTTGCCGGGGCTGGACTTGCTGTCTCGGTCAAAGCGTTTGCTTCCTTCGACGATGCGATACAGCGCGTCTCGGCAGTCTCAGGCGCAGCTGGCAAAGATCTCGATCGGATGCGAGAGAAGGCGAAGGAGCTTGGCTCGACCACCTCATTCTCGGCTGCACAAGCGGCCGAGGGAATGCAAATGCTCGGGCAGGCTGGATTCGACACGAACGAGATCCTGGCTGGCATCGGTCCGACCTTGGCTCTCGCCGCGGCCGGAGGGCTTGAGCTGAAGGAAGCAGCAGACATCGCTTCGGATGTAGGCTCGGCATTCGGATTGACTGCTGCGGAGATCGCAAGAGTCTCGGACGTGATGGCGGTTGCAGCCACGAGCACGAACACGAACGTATCCCTGATGGGAGAGACGTTCAAGAACTTTGCATCGACGGCGAGGGTTGCAGGGCAAGACATCGAAGAGGCGTCTGTCGGCCTGGGCATCCTCGGGAACTCGGGTGTCAAAGCGGCAGACGCTGGCACGCAACTGAAGATCGTCTTTCAGCAGATGGTCAAAGAGAAGAAGGCGCTCGAAGGACTGGGCGTATCCGCAGTCGATGCGGATGGAAACTTCCGCGACCTGATGGACGTGATGCTCGACCTTGGGAAAGTGACGAGCAAGATGTCGGAAGAGAAGCGGCTTGCGACTCTGATGCAGATCTTCGGACGTGGTGCCCGCGCCGCCGCTATCCTCACAAACAGCACCACAGAAGAGGTGGACAAGCTCCGGCTCAAGATGCGTGAAGCCGAGGGCGCAGCGAAGTCGATGGCCGAGACGATGCTCTCGGGGCTCGGAGGTGCGGGCGTCAAGATCAAGTCGGCACTCGAAGGAGTTCAGATCGCGCTCATCGAATCCTTCCAAGAGCCACTGAAGAAGATCGCAGCGAACCTTCAGACAGTGCTCGGTGCAATCACGAGGTGGATCCAGGCGCACCCGATCCTGACTCAGATGCTGGTCGCGGGGGCCATCTCTGTCGGAGCATTCGGCGGCTCGCTTATGATTCTCGGGAACGTCGTCCGCAAGATTGGATTCGCAATCACCTTCCTCGGAGGAATCGTAAGCACGTTCGGCACAGTCGTCGGAATGGTATTCACCCCGATGGGTGCAATCGTCCTCGCAGTACTGACGCCCGTGCTCGCGCTCACTGCGGGCTGGGTGCTCATGTCTTACAAGACGGGGCTGCTTCAAGAGCAACTGAAAGCGCTGAAGGATCTGTTTCTCGTTCTGCTCGATGCAGCGAAGCAGACGTTCAAGGGAATCACGGACGCAATCAAGTCTGGGGACTGGGAGCTGGCAGGCCAGATCGGAATGGCCGGACTGAAGCTCGCATTCTTTGCGGGACTCGAATCGATCCAGGAGTCTTGGAAGAAGATTTGGCCGCTGATGCTTGAGACTGCGAAGGAGTTCTTTACGAAGCTCTTGATGCTCGCAGTCGAGGCCGGTCCTCGGATTGCAATGGCGATCCGCAACCCTGCTGGCGCCGCCGGTCAGCTTACAGGCTACCTCGCTTCCTCAGCGTTCCTTGGCGCCTCGATGGGCGACGAGGGGGATAGTTTCCTAACAGGCAAGCGGAAGGAAGCACAAGCCGAGCTGACGGCTCTCACGACGAAGGCGGCTGCCGGTGCGCAGCAGGCTGGACTGCGAGAGATGCTCGCAGCCGCTACGATTCCTCCCGCCTCGATGCCTGATCGGTCAGCGCCACCCGCTCCCCCTGAGCAGAAGCAGATGGTTGAAGAGTTGGCGAGCATCAAGGATCTGATGCAGAAGATGGTGGACAACGCAGTCGGTGCTCCACGACTTAACTATGTGGAGATTCAGTAATGACAGTAGGAACCGCTACTCGAATGTGGTCGCAGCATGGGGCGAGGATCTCGACAAAGGATCACATCCGCAACATCGGAACGATCAACGAAGTCTATCAGGTAGTGACAGACCCTACGGACGGAATCATAGATGTGCTCGCAGCGCCGTCGCTACCGCAAAGGGATCAGGTTTGGTCACAAGCGCCGAACTCCGCGCTGCTGGTTACGGATCGAGCACCAACGCAAGCATCTCCTGTGCTCTGGTATGTGAGGATCACCTACGAGGGGGAGCTTGGGACCCTTGGTATCTCGGACAGCCCGCTCAGCGAGCGCCCGAAGAAGCAGTGGTCGAACCAGGTTCGAGAGCTTCCTGTCGATGAGGATATAAACGGGGTGCCGATCCTCACCGCGACCGGAGAGCCGATCGAGGGAGTGACGAAGGACTTCTCGGACATAGTGCTGAACGTGCGGCGCAACTATGCAACGGTTGACATCCCCGCCACACAGGCGTACCTGGACGCCACAAACTCGGACACGTTCGCGGACTTCAGTCCTGGCAGGGCACGCCTAACCAAGTTCGTTGCGAACGAGAAGATCAGCAAGAGCTTGCCGCAGGGTTACTACGAAGTGAACGCAACGATCGTGTTCCGTTATCCGTATCGCACAACCCCGGAGAGGGCATGGTGGAAACGCTATCGTCACCAGGGGATGTATGTGAAGGACGAGACTACTGGTTCGGTGCGTCGCGCATTCGACTGCATGAACAAGCAGGAACGAACCAGGCCTGTGCTGCTGAAGGAAGATGGAACCGAGCAACCAGACCCTACGCAGGCGTACTGGATCGAGTTTCAGGTTTACGACTCACTACCACTCAACGCTTTGGGAATCCTGTAATGGCAAACGAGATCACGCTCACTACGCGGCTGCAAGTCGTAAACGGATCGAACCGATACGACTCCGAGAATCTTATCAAGACTCTCGATCAGGCAGCGATCGGCGGACCCACGCCGGGCTACGTCACGATCGGAACCACCGAGGAGACAATCACATTCGGGGAGCTGTCCACGCTCGGGTGGTTGCGAATGCTGAACCTCGATCCTACAAACTATGTTCAGTGGGGTTTCGCAACCGGAGTCTACGGAGGTCGTATGCGTGCAGGCGAGCCCGCATACTTCCGACTCGAACCCGGTACCACGCTGTACCTGAAAGCGAACACAGCCGCAGTCAAGATCCGATGCGACGCATTTGAGGACTGATCGAGATGCCGACCAAAGACGCAGCCCTATTCTCGCCAGACCAGGGCGATTTTCTTTGGGAAGCTTTGAACAAGCTCTTCACTGAACGCGGCTTGACGGAAGCGAACATGCAGCGCGGCGACAACATTCCGCCGAACACGCCTCTGTACTTCCGCAACGACTCCGGCGAGACGATCCCAGCCTTCGCAGCGATGCAGGCTACGGGCAACGTCGACATGAACGGGCAGAACTACTTCATCGTCAACAAGCCAGTTGATCGCGACGGCACTGCTGGTCCGTTCCTGTTCAATCTTTTCAATGACGTGCCGGCCGCCAGCTCCGGGGCGGCTTGCGTCAACTACGGTGTTGCCACAGCCGGACCTTCTGTGCGAGTGCTCTCTGACGTGGCATCGCCAGCAGCGGGAGACAAGCTCAGTCCGCAGGCGGGGAGCTGGAAGGTCGCAGCAGGCGGAACGATAATCACAGCAACGGGTGCAGACGACATCCGCGCCGACGTAATACGCGGAACCGTAGGCGGGGGTGGAGGTGCAGCGCCGATTGTTGAGTTCGCTATCGTGTCTGCGGACGGGTACCTGACCGCCGACGGAGAGTCCTACGTTGACGGTGGACCCTGCCACGACGACGGCAACCCGGCTGATCTGAAGGGGGAGATTATCCGCTACCCTTGCGGCGCTACGTCCGTACCTGGGCAAGACGCGAACGGGTACATCGACCTCGTCGATGATCTCGGGTGGACCAATAACCGAACGCGAGATGAACTTCTCGGCAGGAAGGGATACGCAGTGAGACTCTCCGCTGACGGGTACGGAAGCAAGTACGACCGCTACGGCGATGAGTGCGTGTGGGCGATTATCATAATGAACTTTTTCCGCGAGCGACGGGTCTGCGTTGATGTGATCAAGACAGCGACCAAGATCATCTTCAAGTTCGAGAAGGTAATGGTGTTCGATCACTGCACGCTTCAACCATACGAGATCCCGCTTTCCGACTGCCCGCCCTCGGATTACTACGACTGCTACTGATGGGACTGATGCAACGAAACGGATCGCTCGTTCAAGTCGGAGGATCACTGACCGAAGATCCGCTGTGCTGTCTTTGTCCCGCGCCTGGGTGTCGGCTGTTCTTCGTAGACTTCACTTCGGTCGACGCAGAGTTTCCGCTTATTCCAGCGCTCGGAATCCCGAACGATGTTTGGTGTCTTATCGCTAATTGGGTTGCGTGGGGAACTCCGGGAGCGACGAACGGTCCGCCGAACTTCGTTGACGATAACATCGCGCTCGCTTATTGGTATTACGAATCGTGTTGCGATGCTGCGCCGCAGGCAAACGAGATCGAGTCAGCGTTCCAGACTTGGCTGCAAGACAACTTTCCGTTACTCTCGTCATCAAGTTTCGATCGTTGCTTCGCCGACGAATGCGAACTGACGCACTACATCAATCTGACAGTGAAGGATGCAGGGATTGCGGGAGATCCCGGAGATATATTCCTCGCCTATCGCCGCGCAAAGCTTGACTGTGTAGAGAACCGATAATGGGATGCGGACAATCGACGACACTTCCTACGCTCTCTTCCGTTGGTCTGTCGATGCCGGACGAAGTCGTCGCGAGGCGGCGCGAGAAGTGTGACGTATGCTTCTTGGCGAAGGACGGTGTATGCGTAGAGCAAAAGCGATTGCACCCCGATCGTCCGGCAATCATTGAAGTCGGGATCTTGAAGTCAGAGAGTCACTGCCCGTTAGATCCGCCGAGCTGGCACGCGTGGACGCCCGAGGTGACTATGCGACCACCGCCGCCGCCGACTTGCCGGAAGTGCTTCAGGGAGACGCCGGAGCTGAACGAGGAGAGCGTCTGCGTCTGGTGCGTGAGCGATGCTGCGATGAATGCTCGCAACGCTGCACGCGGGTTCGCAGTGCCCGAGATAGGAGCAGGGTTCGAGAAGCTGAGACTCACGCAGAACAATCCCATCGGAAACTTGTTAGCGGTAACATCGCTTTCGCTTCGCGGGCATCACCTGGCGAGGCAGAAGATGTGCCTTGAGTCCTGGAAGCGAATGGGGCTGCGAATCGCATCGGTCAATAACACTGAAGAGCTTGAGCACCTGGCCGAACTGTATCCTCAGGTAGACGAGTGGGTGGAGCGCAACGACCCTCCGACTTATTACGAGATTCCAACGCAGAAGATCAACACGCTTGCGAATGTGGCTACGGATTTCGGAATCGATATCCTGCTGATCAACTCGGACATCGAAACGATAGGGCGGCAGGGCATCTTGACTCAGATGCTCGGCAAGCCGCTATCGCTGGTTGCAGGAATCCGGCACGACTACCGCTACGGATCGCACGCCACTGCGACGCGGCAGCGCTGGGGGATCGACGCCTTCGTGCTTACGCCAGACATGGCAAGATCATTGCCAGAGATGAACCTCTCGATAGGACGACCGGTCTGGGACTACTGGCTGCCGCTGCACTTCCGAGAGCTGGGCTACAGCATGGACTTCATCGCCGCCCCGTTCTTCTATCACTCGCATCACAAGACGTTCTGGAACCGAGTCGATTGGAACTACGGAGCGAATCAACTTCGCAAGCAATACGGACCCGACTCGCTCGACTACCCTCTGGCTCAGAAGTTCCGCCGCTCCCTTCCGTACCCACCATGATCTCATGCGCCGCCAATCCCATCAGCTCTCGTCGATGCGCAGCCTGAAGCACCTCGGCATCACGGACGTGATCGACGTCGGTGTAGCAACCGGCACGCCTTCCTTGATGCGAGCATTCCCGGAAGCGTTCCATCACCTGATCGAGAAGCGGCAGAGCTTCGCGGACATCATCGCGGAGAGATACACGGGCATCGCGTATCGCCTTCACATCGCGGAGGTCAATTCCAGCGAGCGAGTCGATAGCCTGATTACGCTACGCGAGAATGCGGTAGCGATCTTGAAGGTGGATGTAGACGGCGGCGATCTTCAAGCAGTGCTCAGTGCTGCATCGCTGCTGAACCAGGTTGCAGCGATCATGGTCGAAGCCACTCGCAAGGTGTTGCCGATGCTGGCATACCAGATCAGTGCGCTCGGGTTTGATCTCTACGATATCATCGATCTTCGGTATCACGCAAACCACTTTCACCAGTGCGACCTCGTGTTCGTTGCTAGGCGGCTTGCAACAGACCCGAAGGTGTTCCCCCCTCACTCTCGCGATATGATCTACGCGCCATGACCGATCGCATTCTGTTCAACCACATCCCGAAGTGTGCAGGCTCAACTGTTACCGACTGGCTGAAGGAAAGCTATCCGCTGGAAGAGCAATCGCATACAGACTGCTGGGACCTCCGCCCGAGCATCGAGCGATGGAAGAGACAGACCCAACGCGAGCGGCATGCGCCTCGATTGATCACAGGGCACGAGTCGATCAAGCTCTTGCCGTATGCTCATCCGGAGATGAATCCGATTACTACCGTCCGGCATCCGGTCGGAAGAACGATCTCGCTGTTCTACTTCTACCGGCAACAGGGGAAGCGCTTCGGGGATGACATGAACTTCGATAAGTTCATACGCGTAGGCTGGGCAGAAAACTACTACAGCTATCTCGGTGGCGCAGAAGGAATGCGGAACACGTTCGCGCTGATCGGCTTCCAGGAGAACTTGAATCCATTTGCACGCGAAGCCAAGGCTCGCTTCGGATTAAAGACTGAGATCCGCAAGCGTCGACTGAATGCTGTTGCGCACCCGAGAGTGATCGACCTTCCAAAGCAAACCATCCAAGCGCTGCGGAAGATACTTGAAGCAGACATCGCAGACTATGAAGCGATGCGATCGCAAGCGACGAGCGGCTTCCTCTCCTGGTAGGACCCTGCCCCGGATCCTGCCCCCTCGCCCCCTCCGCTCGAAAATAATTCTAAAAAAGTTTTCGGGACGCCTGGCGTATGGGGGATGGCGTTCTACGAGGGGCTCGAAATTCTCTGGACGGGCTATGCCAAATACCCTATCTTGGTAAGTGAAGGTTGAAGGATTCAATCTTCAAATTGCTCTTTTTCAATCCGGTTAAACGAACCCCGCGGCAAGTGCGAATGCTGGCCGACACGTCGGGGAAGTAACAAGAGAACTTCCGAGGCAAGACTCTCGACCCTAACGGCGAGAGCGATGCGAGTGCGGCACGCAACGCCTGCAAGCACTTGCAACAATCAGCGAGAACTGAGAGCCCGGCATCGGAAGCGAGCATTGCAGCGGCAGCGACCAGGAGTCGCGCCGCTGTCTGCGATGCAGACCTCTTGCGAAAGCAACTAACAACGAGAGACAGACCAAGCCAGCGAGTCCTATCAACCATCGAGAACGTCGGGGGTTGGGACCAGCGAGCCCGGAGGGCAAGCCAGTAGGACGAACGCCAGCGGAGGTACGAGAGCGATGAAGCAGCAACCCGCGCAGCCGGTTGACTTGCAGCATCAATCAGACGCCCGCACTAAGCCGTTCCCAATCGCTCAGTTGGACAGTCGCGCCACGTCGCCCGATCAGCGACGCAGGCATCTCTCACCAAGCCCTAGCAAGTAACCTGACACAGGTTTGCTTTGCTAGACCTACCTGTGTGATTCCAACACGCATCTAAAGTGAAGCAGACTGCAAACCGATGAGGGATGCAGCACCGGCTTAGTCGGCACAACTGAATGTGGCTCGCGGTTGCAGGTAGGTCTAGTGAAGCTAACCTCCGGGTGAAAGCGGGCGGGGTCGCTAGGCTTGGCAGCCTAGCTACGACAAGGTGCCATACGAAACCCCAAGCAACGAGAAGAGCAATGAACAACGTACTAACAAA